AGGCGAAATGTTTTCAGTTATCGTGGCTGCGGTTTTATGAGGAGATGGGTAATTGGAGGGCGATGCAGCGGTATATACTGGTTGACCCTGCCACATCGAAGAAGAAGGATTCGGACTATACGGCGATGGTGGTGATGGGTTTGGCGCGGGATGGGAATTACTATGTGCTGGATATAGTGCATGACCGTCTTAGCATGTTTGAAAGAATAGATAAGTTGTTTGGTTTGGTGCATAAGTGGGATATTAAGGGCAATGGCCGGGTGGGATATGAGAAGTATGGTATGATGGCTGACATTGAGGCTATCAAGGCTCGGCAGGCGATAGACATGGACTATTGGGATATAGTGGAGTTGGGCGGTAAGCTGGCGAAGGAAGACAGGATAGAGAAGCTGATGCCGATATGTGAGAAGCAGAAACTTTACATGCCCAAGAGATTCCTATATACTAACTGGGAAGGAATGGCGGTAGATGTGATAGATTACTTCATTAACTGGGAGTACATACCGTTTCCGAATGGAGCGCATGATGATATTATGGATGCGATGGCGCGAATTGTTGACCCTAAACTTGGGGCGGTATTTCCGACAGGGACGCAACACAAGGCGGTTGTGTCGAAGCGATATGAGAACTATGGTAGTGGTTCGGGGGGCAAGGGTTCGTGGCTGAGTATGTAAAGGCATCAAATGGCTAAAAAAATATCCATAGCAAGAGCAGCACAAAACATTGAGGAAGCCGACCGTCGTGGTCAGGCGGCATGGCGTGAAGAAGCGATGGATATGTACCGTATGTATAATGGTTATCAGTGGCCGGATGCGGATATGCAGCGGATGCAGAAAGAGGGCAAGCCGAATGTATGTTTTAACCGCGTAGCTCCACTTATTGATGCAATGGTAGGGATGGAGCTTCAGGGTCGCAAAGAGGTGAAATTTTATCCGCGTACTATGCAGGGTGATATACAAGCAGATATGATGAACGCAGTAGCGACATGGGTGCGTCAAGAGTCAGACCAAGAGATAGCGGAAATTGATGCTGAGCGCGATATGTTCATCACTGGTGTTGGTGCGATTGATACTAGAATGAATTACGAGGATTCTGAGCTTGGTGACTTGGATGTAGAGCGTATTAATCCAATGCGTACAAGATGGGATGCAAGTGCGAGAAAGCGGAACTTGCTGGATGCTAAATGGTGTGCGCGATACCGCATAATGAAGAAAGAGGAAATTCAGGAAGTATGGCCTGATGCAAAACTTGATGGATTGGTTGAAGATAATGATGCTGATTCAAAGGGCGTTCGTAAGTCGCGTATTCCTGCTACATATAATCGCTTAAGTGATGTTGTTGAGGGCGAGAGTGGACTTCGTGTGTGGCAATATTATTATTATTGCTTAGAGCCGTACTGGAAAGTACAGAATCCGTTTCTAACGCTGGAAGCGGAGTTTTTGCAATTTATCCTACCGGATTTAATGCCAGTATTCGGTGAGCAATTGCTGCAAGAACAGATGACGCTATCTGAAGATGGCTATAAGAAGCTGAAGGCGATGGCGAGAGATTTGAATGTGACGGATTATGATGCCGTTCGCATGAATAAGAAGATATACTACAAGCTGGTATTCGTAGGCAATGTCGAGTTGCAGCACGAAGTAGCGCCAGTTCAAGGGCATTTTACGCTGAAGTTCGTGACTGGTAAGCGTGATGAGACAGATGGTTGTTGGTATGGTCTGATGCGTGGTGTTCGTGACCCGCAGTTATGGGCGAATAAGTTTCTTTCGACATTGCTGTTCATCTATATGCACAATTCCAAAGGCGGCGTAATGGCGGAAGCCGGAGCGATACCGAATCAGGAGGAGTTCCGCAGGGAATGGGCAAGGCCAGATGGCATTATGGAGGTCAATCCGGGTGCTATTACTAACGGGCAGATAAAAGAGAAGCCAAAAGCGCAACTTGACAGTGCGGCAGCAGAGATAATGAAATACGCCGTAGAGTCGATACCAGCAGTAAGTGGCATTGACCCTGCTGTGGTAGCAATGAGTCGTCAGAATCGCTCCAATGCGCTTGAGGATACCCGTATTCAGCAAACCGCGACATTGTTGCTGGATTATTTTGAGTCGATGACGCAATATCGCAAAAACTGGGGTAAGATGCTGATACAATTTACCAAAGAGTATCTGGCTCAAGAGCAACGGTTAATTAGAATTAGTGATGCGGGTACAGCCCCGCAGTTCATTCAGCTCGTTCAGGATAATCTAGCGGATGATTACGATGTAATTGCTGAAGAAGGTGCGATGACTATCAATCAGAAAGCGGAAACATGGCAGATATTAAGCCAACTGTTCCAAGGACAGGGTATTCCGCTTCCTCTTTGGAAGTATGCTCCGATACCTAGCAATATTGCCAACGAGATTATGCAATTACAGCAACAGCAGCAGGAAGCGCAATCTCAGCAACAACAGCAGATGGCGAGCGCACAGTCCATGCAGATGATAAGTCAGGCTAAGAAAGACGAAGCTTTGGCTCAGAACGCACAGGCCAGAAGCGCACAGGTAATGAGTGAAACCAATATCAATCAAATGGACGCGGTAATGAGAGCTATGATGCCGCAGCCACAACCGGAGAATAATAATGGCGAAGGAAACAATTTCTAAAAGTGCAGATGAATTACTAAATCAGGCGTTCTCGAAGGAAGCATTGCCTGAAGAACTTAAAGATGATAAAGTCGAGGAATCTGTTTCGGAAGAGGCAGTAGTTGCAACTGAAAAACCCAAGGAGACAAACAATGGGCAAGAAAGTACCAGTAGTTCGGATGCCAGAACCCCGCAAGACGGGCAGCAAGGGCAAGTAAAACCAAGCGAGGGGACAAGTAGCGAACAGTCAACTATCCCCTTATGGGTTCTTAAAGAAGAAAAAGAAAAACGCCGTGCTTTGGAAGCAAAATTACAAGCGTTGGAGGAAGCGCAAAAAGCTCCACCGTTACCTGTTCCAGATAAAACCACTGAATATGATTCATGGCTTGAACACCAGATACAAACCGTTCAGGAAACTCAAAAGCAGATACAAGAGCGTCAGGCTTTAGATGAGATTGGCAAAAGTTACGCCACCTCAGCACAAATGTTCGTTAATCAGAACCCTGACTATGAAAACTGTGTCAGTAACATGATTGAGATATACGCTATGCAACTTGCTGAGGATGGTTTCGACCAGAAGCAGATAGAAGCGGCAGCGCAATATCAGATAATGCAGATGACAGTTGAGGCAATGAAGCGTGGTTTTAGTCCTGCTGAATATATATACCGTAAAGGCAGCAAACTACCTCGATTAGAGCGTTATACTGCACAAAACGGTCAGCAGAAGCCACTTAATGGTACACAAGTTCCACAGCAAGAGCAGAAACCCGTCAAGAAAGATGTGGATATTGGTCGTTTAGCGCAGGCAAAGAAGCTGAACAACGGTATATCGGGCGATACAGGCGAGGTCAGTGAGGCCAAAGACAAGATAATGAAGGAAAACCCTCTGAACATTGCCTTTGGTACAGATAAAGCCAAACTAAAAGAATGGAACGAAGCGAGAGAGCGCTTGCTAAAGCGAATCTAATATTATAATATAGTCAACCTCTCGTCTAGTTGGACGATAAATTAGCCCCGCTATATTACAATCGGCGGGGCAATTTTTTTATTTAATTACAATTAATCTGTGTTATTATATTAATTGTACTCCACCACTTACGGGGAAGGCGCAAGCCACGGTGTTCTCACGATACGAGAAGGCAAATTAGCCACGATGACCCCACGATACGGGGACGATGACAATCATTTTATAAACCGTATCAACATCATAAGAGGGTATCATGGCAGTCAGACAGCCAGCTACAGGTGATGCAACAGTTGCAAAGCAATGGGTTGCGTCCAAAGATTTGTTTGTCCAGTCAATGAGGCAAACCTATCTGAGCAAGTTCGTAAACATGGACGATGTAAAGTCCGGCAACTCGCTCATCCGCGTTCTTGACAATCTCAAGAAGGAAAAAGGTGACACCATTAACTATCAGCTTCGCACAAAGATTACAGGTGATGGCTTCACCGAGGGTCAGGCAGCGGTTGGTAACGAACAGGCGCTCACATATTACAACGATTCAATCGCCATCAACGAACTGCGTCAGGCAATCAAAGTTCCGGGTGACGACACCATCTTCAAGCAGAGGGAATACCTCGACCAGTACGAAGATGCTCGTCCAGAACTTAGCCGCTGGTATGCAGAGCGTCTTGACGACTGGTTCTTTAACCATCTCTGCGCTCAGAGCGTAGTGACCACTGGAACTCGCAATGGCTTTAATACGCCAACTGCGATTGACAGCGACCACTTGCTTGTGATTTCAGGTTCAGATGAAAGCTCGCTTTCTGCTTCAAACCCACTGACCTTGGCATTCATTGACAAGATGGTGACAAAAGCAAGAACTGTAAGCAATCCACTCCGTCCAATTAAAGTTGATGGAGATGATTTCTATGTTCTGTTTATCAGCGACCAGCAGGCTTATGACTTGCGCAGGGACACTGGCAACGAAACATACGACTGGTGGAGCATCCATCAGGCACTTATTCAGGGTGGCTATGCAGAGAAGTCAGGCATCTTTACTGGTGCAATTGGCGTGTATAATGGTTGCGTCATTCACTCAACAAACCGCATTAAGAACGGCATTGCATCCAGTGCAACCACAACCGCTTCACAGCGTTGTGTACTTACTGGTGCAGGCGCAATCACTCTTGCTCTTGGAAAAGCAGCAAGCGGTGAGTTCGGAGATGAGGCAGTACCAATGAAAGTAGCGGAAGAAGATTTCGACTACGGACATGAAGTTGGTATCTGCGGAAACTTCGTGGGTGGGCTTAAAGCTGCGGTATTCAACAGTACATATCACGGTCTTATCGTGGGTGCTACTGGTTACACAAGCGTCTAATATAAGGAGCTAATATCATGGCTACAGGCTACTCAAACAAACTAGCGCAATCGGCCACTGGTGTCGTAACTGCGCCTACACAAGCGGCTAGGTGGGAATCTGGCAAGACCCTTACGGTTACAGGTCAATATAACCTGACATCAAGTGGTCTTACCAGCGCAACCAACACAACCAACAGCACTTACACTATACAGATGGTCCCGATTCCTGCGGGAGCAACTGTTGTTGACTGGGTGCTGAGCGCTACTGATGTAGATACTCACACAACTGCAACCGTTACCCTTAATATTGGTGACGGAACTGACCTAAGTCGTTTTGCTTCGGCACTTACGACTGGTCAGGCGGGAGGCAATGCTGTTGCTTCCAGCGGTGTGACTATCACCACATCAAGCGGTACTATCAACAAGGGTCTTGGGTTTACATATACCTCAGCAGACACCATTGATATTACGGTTGCTGCTGGCCCTGCTACAACAGCAACTTCAGGAGCAATCCTTCTTACCGTGACCTACTATTGCGGTGAGGCAACAATCTAACTATAAGGGGGAGGGGCAACTCTCCCCCTGAATTAACGGGGCGGGTATGACTACTCTAGGAACAATGCTAACTAGGATAGAGAATGAAATTAACCGCTCGGACATTGACAGCAATATCTACGATGCGGTTATTTCAGCAATCGCCTTTTTTGAACCACAGCAGTTCTATTTTAACCAAGCGACTCCCGCTACCCTCACCACGACCGCAAACCAGCGATATACCGCATTATCGGGAATCTCGGATTTCTTATACCCACTCTCACTCAGAGTCACCGACTCCGCCAATCAATATCGTTATTTAGAGCCGATGACATTTTCTGAGCTTGAGATGCTGTATACATCAGACAGCGTTAAAGGATTTCTTTATAACTACACAGTATATGCAGAGCGTTTTTACTGGTGGATGATACCTGATGCGGCTTATACGGTCACAGTGAACTACGTTAAGTCGCTTACTCGCCCAAGTTCAATTAATGATACAACCTATACTTCTGCATGGATGACCGATGGCGAAGCAATGATACGGTCAAAGGCGAAGTTCTATATTTACTCCGATGTACTGAAGAATGCAGAGGAAGCACAAAAGTTTGAGATTATTTCACAGCGAGAGAAGCGTGTCTTGGATGAAAAGACACTCAGACGCTCGTACAACCCTAGAATCATGGGATATATGTAATGCCTAGCACAACGACAAATTTAGCTCTGTATAAGCCTCTGGTGAACGATGCGGTAGATGCTGACCTTTGGGGTGGTTATCTTAATCAAAACATGGATACCATTGACGGGGAGTTTGCGACCAAGACCATTAATCAGAACTTTGCTGATAAAACTCTAAGCAGGGCATTATTGAAAGATTATGGAGAAGTGGCATCGACTGGCAATAGTATCTCTGGCGGGACTACCATTGATATATCTTCTGTTGGGAATCATTATGCTGCAACTTTGACAGGTAATGTGACATTTACATTCAGCAATCCTGCGCCAACTGGTAATGCCTGTGTGCTACTGGTTAGCCTGACGCAAAATGCCACTGGCTCATGGACAGCAGCATGGCCTGCGGCGGTAGCATGGCCAGCGGGTGTCACGCCAACGCTTACTGCTACGGCAGCCAAAACGGATTTATTCAGTTTTTATACATTAGATGCCGGAACTAAGTGGTATGGCAGCGTTATTAACCAAAATTATAGTTAGGGTATGAATGACCATAGCAATGGCAATGAAGGGCGCTTCGATACTACCTCCTAAGAGTTTTCAGGGGGCAAGCCTTACTATGTCTGCTGCTGATTTTGGTAATTACTCTCAAAACAAAGCCGCGTTTTCATTCTGGTATAAGGCAACCGCTGGCACAACTAGTCCCGGTACTATTTTCAATGCGGATGGCAGCATTGTAGTTAATTTCAGCGCATTAACATCCACTACGCTTGGGCTTCAAGCAATTAGTTATCATAGTTCAGGCGGTGCAGCTAATCAGTATATATCTGCGGCCTTAGATATTAACTCAACACTGGCATCATGGACGCATTTTCTAATTCACCTTGACCCACTTAATTCAACTCCTACAGACCGTATTAAGGTCTGGGTTAATGGTAGCGCTGATACCGCTACATCGGCTGACCTTAATCAGAACAGTCAAATCTACATCGGTTCAAGCACCAGAACGTTGTGCGGTCTTAATTCCAATGTGAAAATATATCAGCCAGTATTTATAAGTGGCTCATTGCCAGCTATTTCACAAGTTTATGCTGGTGGCAAACCAAGAGATGTACGCGGCATAGCCGGGGCATATTCGTATATTGATACCACAGGTGACAATATTACGAATGATTACTTTCTCAGCGCGAACTGGACTAACAGCAGCGTTACTTTGTCAACCGATATACCATCGTGAGTACTAGCATGGCATCAGAAAATGACATTAAGATTGCGGTTCTTGAAGAACAAATTAGAGGACTTAGAGAACAGAATAAGGCTCAATTTGATGCCATACGAGTGGATTTAGGCGCGTTATCTACAAAGATGGAGGGTGTTCTTACCTTTATGAACCAAAACAAAGGCGGTATGAAAGTAATACTAGCTTGTGGCGGAGTAGCTGGCGCAATAGGTGCGGGAATCACTAAACTCATTGCAGTAATGGGGGCGCTTCATTAATGGCACAGAAGAAGCCAAAACGCATAGAAGTACAAGTAGCTCCGGGGTTCAATCCATCGCCGGATTCTACTGAGCTTGATTCTCTGCAATGCGTTGATGGCGACAAGATGAGGTTCTATAATGGTAAGTTCCAGACTGTGTATGGATGCGAAGAGATTTCGACAGGCAGCAACACTGTATCTGGCTGCACTCGCTTTCTTATTAACTTCAGGCTTAATGACAACAATACCTTCAGCGTCATAGGCTCTGACGAAAAGCTATATAGTTTATTGGGTAATACCTTAACCAACATCACCCCCTTTTCTACAACCTCAACCAGCATCAGCAATGCAATAGCCAGCAACTATGCTACTCTGGGGGCAGACCCATTTACAACCACAACTGGCTCAAAAACCATTACTGCAACATGGGCAAGTCATAAGTTGATAGTGGGTGATACGGTTAGTCTGACTGGGGCTACTAATACCAATGGCATACCAGCTACAGAAATCAATCTTGCGCAATTTGTGCAGTCAGTAGGTGCATCTACATTTACATTCACTGTAGCGACTACAGCGGCCTCTTCCAGTGGCACAGGAGGCGGTTCTAACGTTACGGCGGCTACTGACCTAGCAACAGTGACTTTAACCTCTCATGGGCTTTCTACGGGCGACAGAGTTAAAGCATCTGGCGCTACAGATGTTGGCGGCATTGCAGCGGCTAATATCAATGGTGAGCATTTAGTGCGCGTTAATAGCACTGGAACATTCACGTTCACTTGTAATGGCGATTATGCTTCTAGTTCCGCTTCATCCAGTGGCGGCACTCAGGCGGTGGCGTTCTTTGAAATAGCTGATGGGCAATGTGAAGCAACGCTTGGTTATGGCTATGGCATGGGGTTGTACGGTGTTGGCAGATACGGCGTTGCTAAGACTGGGTACTATCCGACACTGCCTAGAATATGGTCAGGTGATTTCTTCGGCTCATATTTGATACTGTGTCCGGGAACAACCGGTAACAGCGTTGGGGCAAGTATTTATCAATGGGCAGGTAGTACATCAACCGCACCAACTGTAGTAACCAATGCACCGACAGATGCGACTTA